AGAACTTCCGATAATTCCGAAAGAGTAGTTAGGCAAAATGCGAGATACCGAATAAGAATGTCTCAGTGAAGGGGAAAATAATGAACCAGGCTATCATCGATCAACCAGGGTTTGACGCCATGCGCGCCGGTACCGGGACGATGGAGTGGGCTGACCACACCGAGAATATCCAGCTCGGCTGTTCGAACGACTGCCGGTACTGCTATGCTGCGCAGAGTGCGCACAGGTTCAAGAGACGCGATCGCAGCGAATGGGGCAGGGAAGAACTGACCGGCAAGGCGGCTATCGAGCGCTATCCTTCCAGGGCTGGTGTGATCATGTTCCCATCGACGCACGATATAACAGCCGCCAATGTCGAAGCCTGCATCGTCTTTTTGCGCAAGGTGCTGGAGGCTGGAAACCTGGTCCTGGTCGTCTCCAAGCCGAATCTCTTCTGCATGATCAGGCTCACCGCCGAGTTGAGGGAGTTCAGGGAAAATATCCTCTTCCGCTTCACTATCGGCACACTGGATATGATGGCATCGCTCTATTGGGAAATGGCTGCTCCGTTGCCGTCTGAGAGGATGGCTGCTCTCGAAATGGTGAGGTCAATGGGATGGCGGACGTCTGTTTCAATGGAACCACTTCTCGGCGGTATCATAACGGCAAGGAAGGTGATCGCCGCCGTTCGGCCGTCCGTCACTGATTCGATCTGGATTGGCAAGATGAACAAAATCAAGACGAGGGTAGTTGCCATAGACGATATCGACCGGGAGTGGATCGACTATATCGAGCAGCGGCAAAGTGATTCTGAAATCGTGCGGCTTTATAACGAATTTAAGAACGATCCGCTGATCCACTGGAAGGATAGTATCAGGGAGGTGATCGGTTCTTCATGGTGACGGTCAAAATAAAAAAAAACAGTCGTACCCTTGCAAAACAGTCCTTTGTTGCTTCGAGCAAATCTCTAGAAAACCACTCCTAATATAAAATAGCATTTTCCGTGCCATTAAAAAAATCTCATTACCACCGGTAGTAAATTACCATCGGTGGTAATGACAATCTTTTTTTGCCACAACATTTAGCATATCCTCTTGCCATACGATCAAGCGAATATCGAGCGATCTATAGCGGAGGAAGAATGTGACCCTGGAAGAACTGAAAGAACGTCTCGCCCTCTACCTGACAGCCGAGAGGAAGATCCTCGAGGGTAACCAGAGCTATACCGTCAACGGCGTCACCTACGACAGGGCCCAGCTTGGCCACGTCAGGTCCGAGATCGCCAGCCTCAGCCAGCAAATCTACGCGATGGAGAATGGCGGTGCCTTCGGCTGCCAGTCTGTCTTCTTCGGTGGCCGGCGATGAGCACCGCGGCGCTGGCATCGCGGGCCGTCAAGTTCTACGACCGTTATTCATCTTTGGTCGGCGGCATCCTGTCAATGATCATGCCGGTGGCCGCATCCCGTTTCCGTTTTGGCCGCGATCTATATCGCAGTTATGTCTCTGGCGCGACTTCAGGCGCAGACACCCTGTTCCGTCCACGCCTGCGCTCTGCCGACTTTGAAGTCAAGGCAGCCTACAAACTCACCGCCGCCAGATGCCGCGACCAGTACCGCAACAACTCGCTGATTGCCGGAGGGGTCGAGCGGATCTGCAACAACGTCGTTCGCAACGGCATCTATCCGCAGTTCAGTTTCCGCGACCGTGCCGGCAAACTCGACAGCGTCGCCAACAAGAAATGGGAACGCCTGTTCCGTCGCTGGGGTCTGTACTGCGACATTACCGGCCATGACAGCTGGGGTGCGCTGCAGGTCCTCGGTTTGCGTCATATGTGGTTCGATGGTCGTTTCCTGATTCACCGGGTCTATGACGATTCGCTGCCGGGCATCGTGCCGCTGCGTCTTGAGTTTCTCGAATTCGAGCAGCTCGACACGCTGATTGACGGCCAGCTCGCCAACGGCAATATCGCCCGCAAGGGGGTCGAGTATGACGCCGGCACAGGCCGGCCGCTTTTCTATCATATCCTCGACCACCATCCAGGCGACTATCTCGCAATTGGCCGTCTCGGTCAGTCGCGCCGAATCCCAGCATCCGACATCATCGACGTCTGGGATCGTGAGATGATCAGCCAGTTTTCCGGGATATCCTGGCTGCACGCCGTGGTGATGGAAGGGTACAGGATGGACGAGTTCCGCCACATTACCCAGGACAGCGCACGCGCTCAGGCGATTTTCGCCTTCTTCCTCAAGTCGCAGATGCCGGGATTCACCCTCGGCAGCGGTATCCCAGCCGGAGGACAGGCCACCCCGTTCACGCCGGCGGCAACCGGCGGGACAACCACAGCCGATCTCGTCCTGAACAGCACCGTCGTCCAGAAGCTGCCGTCAGGGACAGACGTGACGGCAGTCAGCCCAAGCCACCCAGGCAACAACTACGAGCCGTTCGTAAAGGATTCACAGCGCTGGCAGTCTGCCGGTCTCGGCATGAGCTTCGAGGCTTTTGCCAACAACTACACCGACTCGACCTATGCCTCCGCCCGCTCTGGATCGCTGGAGGAGCGGCTCAGCTACCAGGGTCAGCAGCAGTTCATCGAAGAGAAGATGAACCGGCGGGTGATCGGCTGGTTCATCGAGGCGGCTTGGTTGGCCGGGATGGCTCCTTCGCCGATGCCTGGATATGCGCGCGACCCTCTGCAGTACCATGAAATGGCAAGCGGACAGTTCCCTGGCTGGACGTGGGTTGACCCAATGAACGACGCCAACGCCGCAGAAAAACTGATCGGGTTGGTAATCGACACCCGTACCGACCAGGCTGCTCAGCGCGGCCAGGTGTTTGAGGACGTGGTCGAGCGGCAGATGGAAGAGGAAGACATGCTGATTGCCCTTGCCGAAAAGCGGGCGAGACGAATTCAACTGGAGAAAAGCAATGCCGGCGTTGCCAACCAACAGACAGCAGATTGAGTCCATCCTGCGTTCGGCAGGTCTTCACCCCGGCATGTCTGCCAGGGCAGCTGCCGTCGTCGCAAAACGGTCAGCCGATCAGGCAACGGATGAGGGTGTCGATGACGGCATGGAATGGGTGCTTTCTACCGAGCTGCCAACCATGGTCTGGGACTGGGACCGGTACGACTTCGTCAACGAGGTACTGATTGCCGACGGCATGGAAGTCCCGGCCATCGGTCAGGTGCCGTTGCTCGACAGCCACAGCCGCTATTCGGTCAAGGACGTGCTCGGGCATGTCAAGAATTTCGGGTCAGGGACATTCGATGGCTACCGGGGAAGGACCGGCATGGTCAACTTCGCAGCAGATCCTGACAGTCAGGAGGCGAAACAGAAGGTTGCAGACCGGCATATCACCGACGGTTCGGTCGGCTATCAGGTGCTCAGCTCGATATGGGTGCCGGAGGCCACCGAGGTCTCGATCGATGGCCGGGTTTTTGTCGGCCCGTTGAAGGTCAGCAGGAAATGGGCATTACGAGAATTCAGCATCACCCCAATCGGTGCGGACGTGCTTGCCAAGGTGCGGCTGCTGTGCGGCACGGTGCCGCGATAAACCACACGGAGAAGAAACATGAACCAGAAATTGAGAGCATTTCTTGAGGCAAATGGACTGCGGGCAGACGCCACCGAGCAGGAGGCCTGGGCGAAGTACGACCAGCTGGTCGCAGACGGCGTGAAAATCGAAGGAATTGAGATCGGAACCCGCGCTGCAGTTCCTGCGCAGAATCAGCCGGCGGCATCTGCAGCAACAGTTCCTGCGGCGCCTGCCGCTCCGGCAGTCGACGTCGAAGCTGAGGTTGCCAGGGCGCTTGTGCAGGATGCATACAGGCGCAGCGACATTGAAGACAGGTTGCGGATCGCCGGGCTGATGGAAGTTGATAAAGGTGATTTCGCCAGAAGCCTGCTGAACGACCCGAAGATGACCGTCGAGCGGGCCTCAACCGAGATTTTCAAACGGTTGGCCGCAAGCAATCCTCCGGTTGGGGCGGGGGCGTTTTCCGGCGCCAGTGTCGGTGTCGAGAGCCGCGACAAAGTCCGCGCAGCCGTCATCGACGGTCTGCTGTTGCGGTCTGGCCGTCGGATCGAGAAGCCGGCAGATGGAGCGCGCGAGTTCCGCGGCCGCACTTTGGTCGAGATCGTCCGGGAAATCATGGTCGCCTCCGGCATCAACGTCCGCGGCCTGTCAAACATGGATATGGTCGGCCGGGCCCTGGCCTCCGGCTCGACATCGGATCTGCCATATGTGCTCGGAGCCCTGGTCAACAAGACCCTGCTGGCCGCCTACATGGAATGGCCGCAGACCTTCCGCCCGTTTGTCGGGGTCACCGGCGCCAACGACTTCAAGGACATCCATGCAGTCACCCTGTCCGGCGCGCCCGATCTGCAGGGCATCAACGAGAACGGCGAGTACAAGACAGCTTCGTTCAGCGACGAGAAGGAAACCTATCGGGTCATCACCAAGGGCATCCGCGTGCCGCTGACCAGGCAGATGATCATCAACGACGATCTCCGCGCCTTCACCCGCATTCCGCAGCTGTTCGGCGCTGCCGCACGGCGGATGGAAGGCGATGCGGTCTATTCGCTGATCACCACCAACGGTGCGATGAGTGACAGCGTTGCCTTGTTCCACGCCGACCATAACAACCTTGCCGGAACCGCCGCGGCGCTTTCGTCTTCTTCGTTGTCGCTGGCAAGGGCCGCAATGCGCAAACAGACGGGCCGGGCCGGAGAAACCATCGACGTGATGCCGGCATTCCTGGTCGTTCCGGTCGCGCTGGAAACAACCTCCGAGATCCTGCTGCGGTCGACCTCGTTGCCGGACGACGAGAAGTCGAGCGGCGTTTACAACCCGTGGGCAGGCAAACTCACCCCGATTGCCGATCCGCATCTCGACGCCAGCTCAGACAAGAGCTGGTACCTGTTCGCCCACCCGAACCAGGTGCCGACCATCGAGGTTGCGTACCTGCAGGGTGAGGAGCAGCCCTATGTCGAGGAGATGGTCGATTTCAACAGCGACGCGATGATCACCAAGGTCCGCCACGATTTCGGGGCCGGCGTGGTCGACTACGTCGGGGCATATAAGAACGCCGGGGCATAAGCCCGGTTGACAACGGACGGCGACCATCCTTGGTGGGTGGTCGCCGATTGAACCGCAAGAACGATACCAACGAGGTGTAGCATGGCTGCAAATCATATTCAGGCTGGAGAAGTAATGACATGGACCAACGGCACCAGCGCCAATGTCGTAGCTGGCGAGGTTGTCGTTGTCGGTACGCTGGTCTGTGTCGCGCTCGGCGACATCGCCGACGGCGATACCGGCGAGCTGGCTGTCGGCGAAGTGTGGGAGGTCGCCAAGGAGACGCCGCTGGAAATCAGCCAGGGCGACAAGGTGTACTGGGACGACACCAACAACCGCATCGACAAGACCGACACCAACGTCTACGCCGGGCACGCCTTCAAGGCTGCAGCCTCGGCTGCGACCACCGTCCAGGTCCTGCTCAACAAGTAAGAGCCGATGGCCACCGCCCGCGAACATATGCAGGCCGATATGGAATGGCTCTTCGACCAGGACGGCGAAGAGGTGCGGGACGTGGTCATCGACGGCGAGACGGTGCGCGCGATCGTCCATGAAGAGGAAATGATCGCCGGGCCGGAGGAGGGCTCGACCAGGAGGAGGATCTCGGTCCACCTGCTGAAGTCAACCATATCCCCGCTGCCGCGATCCGGATTCAAGATGGAGATCGACGGCGGGGGTTGGCTGGTCGAGTCGGCCGACCCGATGGGTGTCCTCGATATCATCTTTTTCGAGCAGTACAGCTGAGGTGGACAATGGCAACGGTGATCGGACTCAAGGGCCTGCTCCAGGACATCATCGACCGGATCGCCTCATTTGCGACCGGTGAGACCTGGGCGACCGTTGCCGGTGACCAGGTGCCGCTGAACACCCATTTGTACCGGCTGCCGAACGAGGCCCTCGATCAGGACGGGGCAGGACCGTTTCCATACATCGAAGCGAGGCCGGTCAATGGCAGTCAGCTTTCGGCCGAGGGCCGGTTCAAGGTCCTGCTGACCGCCATGATCCATAATCCTGGCGAAGATGGAGAGGGAGACGAGGATATCGAACGGCTTGCCGCCATTATCCTGAAGCTGCCGCTCGAGCAGGATTTCAACCCGTTCGCCCTGGAACAGCCGATCGATTTCAAGTTCGGCGTCGGCGAGAACGGCGAACAGGCGCACCCGGTTTACACATTGACGGCCGATCTCTGGTTTTCCAGGGAGGCGGTACACTTTTTCGAATAGGAGCAACACCATGGGAATGAATGCACTGCGACTGGCCGGCAAGATCAAGTTCGGCGTCTATGACGACTCCGATGTGCTCGGCCCGATCTACGACGGCGGCAATACCACCGAGCTGACGCTGCAGGCAGAGGGTGAGGACGTAGAAGTTGTTTCTACAGACTACGAAAATCACGGGGCAGCGCTCGACAGCATGAGCGATCCGAAGCCGACAACCGGCAGCTGGAAGATCAACCGCTTTTCCGCCCAGACGCTGGCCCTGGCCTGCGCCGGGGATGCGACGGCGTTGACGGCCGCCTCGGCTGCAAAGACCAAGGATGATTTCGTTGCCGCTCTTGGAGAAGGGGAGCGGATCGCAACTAGGCCGATCGACACTTTGGTCGTAAAAAATGCCGCAGAGACAGTAACGTATGTCGCCGGCACCGACTACGAGGTCAACGAGCAGCTGGCCATCGTCACCCCGCTGGCAGGAGGATCAATTGCCAATGGCGCGACGCTGCACCTTGCCTACAACGAAACAGACCGCACCGGCTTTTTCGAGATCCTCGGTGCAACCGCCTTGGGTAAGAAAATCTGGTTCGGCCTCGACGGCCGCAACCTCTTCAACAACAAGAAAATCACCCTCGTTATCGACAAGCTCAAGCTCAAACCGAGCGGGACGTTGTCCTTCATTGGCAGCGATGCGGCCGAGCAGCAGTTCGACTTCACCTGCATCGTGCCTGACGGCGAGACCCAGGCATACAAGCTGTGGGTTCAGGATTGATCTGAGGGTTGAGCAATAGGAGGGAAGAGCATGGATCCGGTTGTAAAAAAAATAACCATTGACGGCAATGAGTATGCCATCAAGGAAATGACGCTGCGGCAGTTTTCGCTGCTGACCAGAGGGCTTGAGGTAAGCGACGCTGCGGCAATCAAGGATGTGCTGGTCGCAGCAACATCAGTCCCAGAAGAAACCTTGCTGGATATGTATCCGTCAGGAATGGACCAGCTGGTTGAGTCCGTGGTGGAGGTGAATGCCCCTTTTTTGGATCGTGCGAAGACCCTGGGAGTGGGCGATCCGGCGACACTCGAGAGGGTAGTTCGCGGAGCTTTCATTTTGCTGTCTTTGAGCTGATCGCGTCGGGTTTGGGTGATTCCGTCTGGGATTACCCGGTTTCAGTTTTCATGCTGGCCAGGGAGTATCTGAATGCCTCTAAAGAATGAAATAAAGGTCAGTCTCTCTGCGGACATCGGACGATTGCGGAGGGGGCTTAACGACGGAACAGCCAAAATAAAACTGTTTGGTCGATCGATTAAGGAGTCGTTGACGACGTTCGGCGGCCAAAATTTGTCTGCAATTGAAACTGGATTCAGTGCAATAGGCGTTGCCGCTGGAGCTGCAGCAGCAGGAGGAATTTACCTTTTTACAAGGGCAATGTCTTCTGCAATCGACACCGCAATTAGGGGGCAGAACTTAAGCAAGGCTTTTCTGGCGATCCAGGGGGGCTCTGAGCTAGCCGCTGAAGAAATGAAGTTTGTCAGAGAAGAGGCCTATCGCCTTGGTTTGGAGTTTTATTCTGCCGCGGATGCGTACAAAAACATATTAGCAGCATCAAAGGGAACCGCTGCCGAAGGAGAGACTACAAGAAAAATATTCTCTGCCATATCTGAAGCATCATCTGCGCTCGGTTTGTCTGCTGAAGACACACAGGGCGCGTTATTGGCTATCAGCCAAATGATGAGCAAGGGGAAAGTGAGCGCTGAGGAACTTCGCGGGCAACTGGGGGAACGGCTCCCCGGTGCTTTCAATCTAATGGCACAGTCTCTTGGTGTTTCTACTGCTCAGCTGGATAGCATGCTGCAAAAAGGACAAGTTGGCGTTGATGTATTGGGGAAGTTTGCTGACACTATCCATGCAAAATACGGAGCTGCAGCCCAAGATACAGACACCTACCAGAAGGCAATGCAGCAACTGAAAAATGAATACGGGTTTCTTAAAGAAGCTCTCGGGGCATTCATAGTTAACAACACTTTTGTCATCGAATCAATGAAGGTGGTTCGTGGAATATTTGAAGGATTTCAGAAAGACCTTGGTGGCAGTCGGGAGCAAATGGTCAGCCTGGTAAAAGATGGGGTTTTGCTTTTTATCGACGGAATCGGCGCATCCATCGAAACCATGCGCTTTTTTTACAACGGTTGGCAGGGTCTTTCTCTTATTGCTCATGGTGCTGTGGTGGTGATTGTCAAGGGGTTGGAGATGGTTGTCGGAGCTTTGCGAGTTGTCCTCAAGCCGCTTGACCTTTTCCTCACTGGTCTTGAAAAAATCGGCATCATCGACAGCAATCCGCTCAAGAACCTTGAAGAAACGCTGCAGGGATTCGGCAAGTTTAGCCTCGACGAGTTCAACCTGATGCTCGACAGGGTCAGTGACACTAACGCTAAGTTCGATCAGGCGAAGGCTGTTGTCGAGCAGTTCAAACAGAAAATCGCGGCTATCCCAGCAGAGTATAAGGATGCCACCGACAGTATGGAGTCGGACACCAAAAAAGTCGAAAAAGAAATCAAGCTGGTCGACGGCGTCTGGACAGAGGTGGCAAAGGAAAGCGGCAAAGAGTGGTCAAGCATGGCTGACGGCATGATCAAGGACATCGAGCGGGTGAAGCATGCTGCCCGCCGTGTCACCATCGGTGCCGACGGGAAAACGGAGTCTACTGAATACAGTTCCACAGGATTTGCTCGTGGTGGCGATCCATTCTGGGGTGGGCTTCGCGGGTATGGCGGTGGAGATCGTCGTTTGATTTGGGTTGAGGATGGCGAGCATGTTATCCGCAAGGAGGCCGTCCGACGCCTTGGTCATGGGTTTTTTCAGCAATTCAACAATCTCGCGTTTCCGAGAATACCAAAATTTGCCACAGGCGGAGCGGTTGGCGGTGGGGCGTCGAGATTGTCGTCGCCAATCAACATCACCATCAACTACTCCGGCGGCGGATCACGATCCGACGCCAAGCAGATCGCCAGCATGGTGATGACCGAGCTGCAACGGCAGTACCGGAGGTCGTCGAGATGATTACTCTCAGCGACGGGACCGCCACCATCACCCTGCACCATCTACTGTGGACGAACCGCGGGCAGCAGCCTGGGGCGAAAGGCCAAGAGCGCGTGACCCTTGGTAACAGGTTGGCCGTCGATCGACTTGCAGGTACAGCAGGCCGCGAGATCGTCCTCGAAGCGCGACTTGACGGGAATCTGCTCAAGGGCTGGTTCGAGTGGTCGCAACTGCCGCAGCTCGAAGCCTGGCGTGATGCCGGTACAACATTGATACTTGACTATGACGGGGAAGTGCGGGCAGGGATCATCCCGCTTGCCGGAGTTGATATCTCACCGGTTTTCCTGCGCTCGAACGAACCAGACTCTGGCACTAAATGCGCCGGGACTCTCATCATCATCGAGGTGTGAAATGCTCTCAAGCGATCTCAAGGCATACAGGCCAAAGGCAAACGGCCGTTGTCCGGCAAAAACATCGGCCAATGTCATCAGTTCCAACGTGGTCGCCAACGTATTCGGCCATGTCACAAGCGCCCAGCGGGCTGCAGGACTGGTCACCGACAAGGCCATTTTCTGGGGATTGGCCAACACCGACAACCTGCCGCTGCTTGACCCGGAGATGTACCATGACAAGCCGACGTTATCTCCAGATGACTATGTGGTGGCGTGGCTGTCCGGGCAACGGACCACAGAGGCCGGGCTCGCAACCGAGATCCTCACCGCTGATCTGGTCGGGACGGCGATCCTCGCCGATGATATCGCAGCCGACGACTTGACACTGACGGTCACTGTCAAAAACGCTAACCTCCTGCCAGGCGGGACATACGACATTTTCAAGGACGGTTACGAGATCAAGGTCTGCAGCCATAGCGACGCTCTTGCCACCGACGGTGCTGAGCAGATCAGAACAATCGACGGCACACCGACCTATGTCGGCCTTGATGTCACCATCACTGTGACAGATGCGTTTACTCAGGCGTTCACTGCCAACGGTACGACGCGGGTCAGCTCGCTGCTGCGGCCTGCCGATATCGAGCCGACCTATACGACGCCGGATGTGACTGGGGTGACAGGATCATTGACGCTTGACGCGACTACATATCCTCCGATTCTCGACAACATCGGAACTCCTGAAGAAGATTGGTCTTTTGCATTCACGGACGGAACGCACTTCACCTGTACCGGCGATACTCTTGGCGTCGTTGGTTCAGGTGTTATTGGTACGGATTTTATTCCGGTTTGCCCTGCTACCAGCAGGCCGTATATGACCATTGAAGCGGAAATGATGACCGGAACAGCCAATGCCGGTGATGTCTGGACAATGACCACCCACCCTGCCGGCATCAAAAAGGCTCAGCGCCGGATAGTCCCTGCCGGCAGCGCCAGCCTTGCCAATAACAAATGTACCTCGGTTTTCGGCGGTGAGGCCGCCGCCTGATGGGAGACAGGCAGTATGCAACCTGCCGCATTACCTATGCGGTACCTGATCATGATGCCGGTGACGACTGGGTCAGGCTCGAACAACCTGACTGGCAGGAACCTCCTGACGGTGGCTTGTTTGCCTGGCTCAAGGAAAAAAAACTCAGCCTGACGCTGGCAAACGTCCTTGATTATCAGGAGCAATACCGCAGTCAATGCAACCAGGATGGGACGCTTGAGATCGAGATATTTGCCTATAAGTCGCGGCCTGATCTCGCCTATGCCATGTCGGCCAGCTACGGCGAGCTGACCGAGCAGCCAACGAAGGACCAGGCCGACAAGGTCGAGTATGTCAGCATCGGAATGGATGATGGATATACACTGGACACCGTGCCGACTGGAGCCGTGTCGGCGGAGTGGGAAGGACAAGTCAGGGGAACGGACGGCAGCGTCATCACTCCTGCCCCGGCAATCACTGTCAATGGCCAAAAATTGTCGTGGGGCGTGAAGTGCAAGGGTAAGCTCAAAATCAAATACACCGCCGACCGCGACGTCTGGATTCTTACCCTAACTCCGCGCACCGGAGACGATGTTGACCGTGAGGACAAGAGCACGCTGTATGCCTCGACCGTCACCGCATTCTGGGGCAACGGCGAATACTATGACCACGATGTCGACCTTCCTGATCTGTCTGGATACTGCGGTGGAGATGGCGACACTACTGTTGGCGATGACGACGATGATGATGACGAGGATTGCGTCCGCCATGTGATCGTCCGCGACCCATGCACCGAGGAGATCATCGACGAGTTTGACGAGCCGATGCAGTGCCCGGATGCCGGAGACGGAACCGACGAGGAGGGGGCGTGATGACGCGACGAGTCCTCGAAACGGTGACCAGGTATGAAGATAAGCCTGATTACAAGACCGCTGAACAGATGACGGACAATTGTTGCGTCGACAAGCCGGCGCTGCCATGCCGCGAAAAGATGCTCTCCCAACAGTGGGGCGGATACTCAGTCGAACACTTCCTGGCCAAGCGCGGAATCGTCCTTGATCAGTACGGCCGCGACGCGGGCGGCAGGTATGTCGAGATCCGCGACGTAGCCAGGAAAAATCCCTGCGGTGAGGAGCTCACCCGCTACAAGGTTGAGCAGAAGCCCTGCTGCGAATTCATCGAGCCGATGGAGTGGGACTACGACAGCTCGGCTGAAGTTGTGGCACCAGGCGGGATGGCATTGGTGCGAGTGCTAGGGGGAGCTGCTCCATATCGTGTTTCCGTGCGTGGCGAAGGGTTCACTCTCGACGGATACCGTCAGCGTGACGGGGTATATTCTACTCCTGCCTTCTGGGTTTTCGCCGAGTCATATTCCTGCGGCTGGTGTCCGATTGAAGTAAACGACGGGTGCAGCATCGTCCGTGGTGGAATTCGGTCTACGCTCGGGCAATGGGTATTGATTGCGCAAAACGAGCCAAACTTGCCATGTATTTGTGGCTCTAATGATAACTGGGAATCTGAATATTATCTATTCAACCTCTATCGGCATGTATGTACAAACGGTAGGTATAGGCAGGAGCAATATTCCGGATTCCAGGAGTGTGATTCGCGCGGACCGTTTCCATGGTGCGTACCAGATGGACCGTGGTGTTTCGGAATCCCGTGTGGAACAGGCGATAGTTGTATTTGGTATGAAAATAGATGGGAATGGGTGTGCTGATGAAAAATTTGTCCGCATTTTCCACCCGTGATTTGCAAAATTGTTTGGCCATTATTGCCAGTGTCGCTGAATCGGATGTGAATTCTCTGCGATTAACCGTATTGGCGGAGGTTTCCAGCAGGGCCGCCGTGCTGATTGACGCACAATCTGTGCCAAAACGGTCGCCCAAAAAACGACATTCTTGTCCATCATGCAAAAAAGGATATCTCGTTCTTCGTAGCATCGATGGCTATGACTGTTATTTTTGTGTGGACAGGTCAACAAATAAATCCGGTTGCGGTTGGTCGCAAATGGTGGAGAAATGACGACGTATACCTCTCATTATCCGCCATCCTCTAATGATACTCACGTCAAGGCCACCGACACGTTGGCAGGAGGATATTACCCGTATCAGGCGACAGACCCCAGTAAATCATTGACGGGGGTGTCGACGAATAATGCGTGGGTGGCTGCGAATAATATTCCGACAAAAAAATTCTGCATTGACCACGGATCTGCTTTTGTGGCCGCCAGGGTATATCTAGAGAACTACCATTACCAGGGGCTATATGGTACCAGCGGTATAAAAACGTTCCGCGTGTATGGGACCAACTCTGCGACAGCATTTGCTAATATTGCAAGTCCTGATGATTTGACTGATTTGACATTGTTGGGTGAGTTCGTAGCTTCACAGCATGTGTCATCTGATACTGTCGACCCTCAATATTTTCTGATCACGGGCAACACCACGGCGTATCGATACACGGTTATACGACTACTGGATTATTTTTCTGGAGGATCATACCTCGCATTTCGGCGAATCGAAATACAATCAGCTGACAGCGCGGTAACTCTTCGCGCGGTGTTGCGTCAACCATATGAGCTCGAAATCGATATCCGCAGGTCCGTGCTCGACCAACTCTATCCACTAACAAATTCGTTTTTTGCAAAACTTGATCAGATCTGGGGTTTGCGGATGCTTGCCTCCCTCGACATGCCATATGGCAACATGCCGATGAAGCGGGCCGTGCTGCATATGCCGTTAGAAGACTGCAAACAGTTCCGCCGGACGCTGCCGATGGAATACGGAGACGCCAGGCAGTACAGGGCCGTCCTCGACAACGAGTGGAATCTCAGCGCCGGCCTGCGGGCCATCCTGGTAGAGCGCTATAGCATTGCCGATCACCAAGTGCGCGGAGCATTTGAGCAGCTTTATGCTCTGCAGAGCCGCGACCTGCTGCGCTCTATGCTGAACCAGATATATGCCATGGCAGCAGGACTGGCTCTGGTGCAACGGTATGAGATCGAAGTGACCTGTGACGGCCAGCCTATCACCTCGATGATCAATATCAATATCGAGCAGGACGAGGGCTTATTCCACATGTCCGGAGAGCTGCAGCTTGCCGATCAGGCAGAATTCCTTCTGTTCCGCGAGCATGAGTCCGAGGTTGAGATCACCATCAACGACGAGACGTTTTTCTTCTTGCCCGAGAAAACCCGCAAAAGCCGACCGGAAACCGGCGTCAATGTCTACATTGTGCCGCTTGCGTCTCCGACGCTGCTGCTTGACTCACCGCACACAACGCCAATCACTGGCACGTTTTCTGGAATGGCGAAAAGCATTGTCGAAAATCTTTCCGGGTCCACAGCCGTCAATTGGCAACTGGTGGACTGGTTCATTCCCTCTGGAAAACTGGCCGCAAACTCCGAGCCACCAATCTCGATCATCAAAAAAATCGTTTCCGCTGCCGGCGGAGTCGTCCAGACATCCCCGGCCGGCGTGCTGGTCTGCCGTCCAGAGTATCCGGTATCGGTCAACCTGTGGTCAACCACCGAGCCGGATATCGAGTTGACTGACCAGGACGACTTTTTCAGCCTTGATCCTCAGCCTGAGCTGCGCGACGGATACAACGAGTTTTTCGTCAGCGACCAGCAGTTGACATCAGGTGGACTGCGCAAAGAGACCGAGAAAACCGGCGACTATACCGCGCTGATACGGGTTTACCAAGTGCCGTGGAATAATACGTCGATAGTCAGGGATTATCATTCAGGCGGAGATTGGGTTTCGCTGGTCGCCAATGGCGTCGTCGAAGAGACGATAACTGAGCAGATCGAGATCATCGAAGGGGCAGGGCAGGTATCGAAGCCATGCTATCAGGAGCTGTCGCACGAATACCGACAGGTTGATCTCGGAGATCTGACGATCACCGAGGCCGGCGAGGTGACGAGTGCGACAGCCGGGTACAGCCTGGTCATCATCACCTATATCACCCGTAATTGGCAGTTTGTCGCCACCGATTATCGCGACGAGGATGTCCAGTTTTACGCGGAGGCAATATGAGCGATAAGCCAAGTGCAGTCATCACCTTTGGCGGTGGAACTGGCGGCAGCGTCAACGCCCTGCTCCGGGTCGAGCTTGACGAGGCGATGCACCTCGACTCCGATGGTGAGGCAATATCTACGTTTTCCCCTGGCGATCCTGTGTATTTGCTGGTGCATCATGATAATCACGCAAGGGTTGTCAGGGTGCGAGACGACACCGCCAACGGAGACCTGCAGCTGATCGGCGTTGTTACTAGAACAAAAACCGAGGAAATCACCTTCACCCATGCCGCCGACGAGCACGAGTTGCAATACCAACCCAGCGGGCAGCCTTCTGCCAGGTGGTACGGCAGGCAGGGGGTTCTGTCTCTATCTGGACGGACGTTGAAGGCGTCCGGAACGCCGTGCCTCGGAGAGATAAGCTATCCGATATCCGCGGTGCAGTATTTGTACCGTCCATCGTCGCTTGTCACCTGTTTGCCAGGTGAGCAATTCCCGGTTGACGTCGTTGTGGAGTGGGAGGAAGTGTCCTGATGCAGATCACCGTCCGCAGAGACATCCCTGGCAGACAGGGCCCAGATATCATCGACGAGTTGCTCACTGATGATCGTGTCGGTATCGCTCGCGGGCGGAGGGAGATTGACTACCATTGCTCTGACCGCGACAAGGTCAGTTGCCAGTGTCCTGCCCGCTGGTATATCTCCACTGGGTCGCTGGCCAGGGTGACCGAGGACTCCGGGCCGTGGCGTGGGATCATCCGCTATTGGTCGCTGACCCTCACCATCGATGGCAACCAGTTTACCGCCGACACTCGGTTGACAATCGAGCGGGAGAATGCGCGATGAAAGAGGCCCTGCAAAATATTTTCGGCAGCCGAGAGACAATCACGAGCTACGCGACGGTGTCGGCGCGGATCTCGTCGACCCGCTACGAGGTAACTGATATTGCTGGCCGAGTCTCCTATGCAGAGGCAACTGATTTTTACCCGATTGGCGTGTCGGTCGTCATCCAGGACGGCCGCATTGTCGGCCCAGGAACGCGGGCCGGAAAACATCGAATCTATGAGGTGTGAGATGAAAAAAGAACCGCGACAGGCCCCGTGGCCTCCGACTAGCAGCAGGGCAGTTGATTTCGTCATCCCAGCGCTGTTGGTGTGGGCGATCTGCATGATGATTCTGGCTCTGCTTGGTGGATGCGCTGACAGCTCAACCCATGGCACGGAAAAGGATATCAAAACGACGATGACGTTCAACGTCTCTGGGAATTCTACAGTGACAATCACATCACCGTTGAGTCTTGAGTCGGCGACAGAGCAGAATCAAGACACGGCAGGCCGGTCGACCGTGTCGCCCACCACCAGGCTGCAGCTGACAGAGGGCGGATCGTCTGCCGCAGCAGAGGGCTCGACTCTGCGGGATGTCGCCAGCACTCTCAAGCAGAAGCTAGATAGCGACAATGTCACCAAAACAAAAAAAACCACTGATACCACCACTAATCAAAGTACTCCGACGACAGAGGTCAAGGACGACGACAAGGAGCCGAACGCCGAAAGGCAGGCCGACACCGGCAAGGAAGAAGCCAGTGACGACATTGACTTTAAGAACAAGGCGACTTTTACCAGCTACGGGGTCCGCAATGGCGGCCGCCAGGCGTGGCGGATATCCGGAAAAGGTCCGAGTTTCGGCCAGCCGATCAAGTTCGTTTTTGCCAGCGGAAAAACGTTCACAGTAAAGGACACCTCGAAAAACTGCCGGGACCGCGAAGACACCTGCGAGCGTGATCTGTCCGCCGAAATGTATGGCTTCGTCTTCAAACCGGGAATCGGCCCAAACGGTGACGGCGACAGCGACACCGGAACCAGCCACGGTGGGATCTACTTGCATGCCCCGTATGGTGACAGCAGTACGACGGTCAGCTTGTATTACAACAAGCCGTGAGGTGATAGATGGAACGACTGCTCAGAGATGGGGTAACCGTCTCCCGAAGTCCTTTGCTTGACCGGTTTCCACAGTTCGATGAACGAAACCGGAATTTTTGCATCGCCGATGCCGCGCCAATTGCAGTGACATCGAAAGAAATTATTTCGAAGCGATGGATAACTACCAGGCCGTGCGACAAGCTCGACCAGGATCCGTATGGGGCGTGTGTCGGTATGGGGATCGCCAACGCTCTGCGACATGAGCCGTTCCTCGGCGATCCGGTAAAATTTGCGGAACAGTATGCCATTTGGAGCATCTATTTTCCGACCCAGCGCGCTGATGAGTTTGCAGGCGGCGAATATCCAAACGCATCGCCAAAAGCCGGCGGGACATCAATCCTTGCCGCCCTGAAACATTGCAAAGCAATCGGTCTGATTAGGGCATACCGCTGGGCGACAACGCTTGAGGAAATGCTGCTCGGGATCTGTTATCACAGCCCAGCGGTCATCGGCGTTAATTGGTATTCGGGAATGATGACCCCTGGGACAGATCGGATCTGCCGGCCGACCGGACGTCTGCTTGGTGGACACTGTACGCTGGTCACAGAGGTCGACCATCGAAAAAAAACGGTCAGCGGTCCGAACAGCTGGGGGAACACCTGGAATGCAAACGGCATGTACACCATCACCTGGGATGACATGCGGAAGCTGCTACAGCGTCAGGGCGAGTGCGCTTTTATCGAAAGGTGAGTCGTGCGGGTCATCTCCGAGGCAAAGATCACAATCAGTGATAAAGACGCCGACGGATGCCAGGAGGTGACCGACATGGAGTGTGAGATCGGGGAAACGTGTTCGAAGTTCAGTTCTGCCGGAGAGGTGTACAGATGTCGCAGATTGTGGATAACGTCGAAGGGGGTCAGGTTGTGTTGCCGAAGAACCTGCAGTCTCTCAAGACATCATTTCTGACAGGAGAATTCTGGATGTTTCTGCTGGCCGGAATGGTGATGCTGTACCTCGACAGCAAGGGCATGACCGTCGACGATTTAGCAAAACGCGGTGATGTTTTCGTCGCCAAGGTCCAGGAGGCCGCAAGCGAGTACAAGTACATAATTATGGCCACAATTTTCGGGGTAAAGCGGATGATGGCGAAAATCACACAGATGATCCTGCTGTATCGGGTTGCCGTCGAACGCCTGCGCCTGGAGCTTCGGCGATGAAATACTGGAAAGGCTACAAATATGTGGTCGCCGAAACTATCGAGGTGCAGACGGCGATCATCGGGCACGCGGTTGTCGATGATCTGACATCGCTATCATCCGATGGCCTGCTGCGGATCCGGAAGGGGTATGCCTGGGACGGTAATTCGGGACCATGTCTCGATATCAGGTCATCGATCGAAGCGTCGTGCGTCCATGATGTCCTTTGTGACTACATCAACATGGGGATGCTGCCTGTCGAGTTGCAGCCGATGGTCGACCAAGAATATTACCGAATCGCCGTCAGCAAGGGCATGTGGTGGCGACGGGCAAGGGCTCGCCTGTTGGCGATCCGGTGGTACATGACCGGTAAGGGGGCAAAGCGCTATGCGCGGGAGGTCTTTGAGACATGAAAAAGATTGAAGCGATTGTCATCGTCTGCCTGTTGGTCCTGATTGGCTGGTTGCTGGAGGGAATGCTGTGAGGTGCCCTGAATGCGGGGAGGTGTTGTCGTGTGATTGGTATTGCGCGGCCTGTGGTTGGTCGTCCGCCGGCGACTGCTGAGGCTATCTACCCGGGCTGGTTGGTCCGGCAACTGATGAGGTGATCAGTGGGACATGACGAGATCGAATACATTGCCGAGAGGGCTGCAGAGGCAGCGATACGAAAATATGCCGAATCAGAGGTCGGTCGCTGCGGGTTATGCACAGAGAACGGGTTCGGAGAGAAACACGAACGTCATCATGAGTTTATTGAAGCGGCAATCGAATTTTTTGGCCGCCTCAACGACCTGAAGTGGTCGTCAATCAAAGCTGTTTCTTCGTTTCTCATTGTTGGTATGGTCGCGGCATTTCTGTATTTCTTTTTCGGGATTACAACGCCATGAATGAGGTTTTCACTGATAAATATGACCAATTTTTCCGGAAATCAGCCGCTGAGTTTTTTGGCGACATCGAGCCTGAAATTGACTGGCGATGGTTTAAGGCCCAAGCGATTGCCGAGAGCGGTATCGATCCTCTGGCCATGTCTCAGGCTGGGGCGACTGGTATCATGCAGCTGATGCCATCCACATACGCAGAGATGACAGAAAAACTCGGCTATTCTCCGGGGAATAGAATGGCCACCATGATATATGACCCCGAGGTCAATATCCGTTGTGGAATAGCCTATGATCGGCGCTGCTGGAACATCTGGAAAGTCCCACAAATGCCAGACCGGTTGTGGTTCATGTTTGCCAGTTACAACGCCGGGCCTGGCAACATCATCAAGGCTCAGAAACTAGCTGTTTTTAAGGCGCGCTGGTCATCGGTGAGTACGCAGTTGCGCAAGGTGACAGGAGACGACGATGCCCCGGAGACGCTCAATTATGTCCGGCGCATTCAAAAAATATACGGTTGGGAACAACCATAACTGATGAGGGCACGATAATGCTGAAAAGAATTGAGTTGATGGTCGTTTTGATGCTGTCGGTTTTTTTGTTTGCTTCGTTGGCATCTGCAGGTTGCACCTACTCGACGGTGAGAAAGTTTGAACTCTACCAGGGGTTTGACCGGCCAATCACACTGGTATATCACTGCATTGCCGATGGATCAAATGCCGTTAATGATTTGACAATTACAGGAATGACCGGATTTTTGCAGCATATGGCGGTTGTGCCAACAACTGGCAAAGAGCCGACATCGGTTACCCCGAATCTCAAGACAATAGATGGAACACCTGCATATACCGCCAGTGCAATCGCAAGCCCATGGCCAAGGCAGGATATGGAGCCTCCGCTTGGGTTTTCATCTGGCTTGGTAGTTGATCAATCGGCGACATGTGATGCTACTGACGAGTGGGATCTGCTGATGACTTTCCTGTGATCGGGGTGCAAAAATGCGGAAAAAATTGACTAATAGTATGGACAACGTGGATGATGAGAAGATCAAAAAAAACCAAGCTGGATAAACTTGA